ACCTGCACGTTTCCGAATACGGCAAGATCTGCGCCAAGTTCCCCGATCGCGCTGAAGAGATCGTCACCGGTACATTCCCAGCTGTGCCCGACACCGGCATCATCTTCATCGAGTCTACAGCTGAAGGCCGCGACGGCGACTTCTTCAGGAAGAGCAACCGAGCCGAGGCCCTGCACAATGCGGGCACCAAGCTGTCGAACAAGCAGTTCCGGTTCCACTTCTTCCCCTGGCACGAAGAGGACGGCTACCAGATGGAGCCCGCTGGCGTGATCATCAGCCAGAAAGAACACGAATACTTCGACGCGCTCGAGGCTGAGCTTAAAAAGTCCATCAGCCCAGCCCAGCGAGCCTGGTGGATTTCAACCAGGGACGAGACATTCAGCGGCCAAGACGAGCGGATGTGGCAGGAATACCCGTCCACGTCGAAGGAAGCCTTCCAGCAATCGACCGAGGGCACCTACTACAAGGTGCAGATCACGGCCGCCCGCAAAGAGAAGCGCATCACCACCGTGCCGTATCACCCCGGCATCCCGGTCAACACCTTTTGGGACATCGGTCACGGCGACGGCTGTGCGGTCTGGTTCCACCAGCGCGTCGGCCAGCGCGACAACTGGATCAAGTTCATCGAGGGATGGGGCGAGCCCTACTCCTACTACGTCAGCGAGATGCAGAAAACAGGCTGGGTGTGGGGCCGTCACTTCCTCCCGCACGACGGCGCGCACGTTCGCCAGGGCGAGGACACCAACCTGTCGCCCCAGCAGATGCTCGAGAACCTGGGCCTGCGCAACGTCGAGATCGTGCAGCGCGTAAGCGAGTTGCAGCACGGCATCCAGGCCACGCGTAACGCCTTCAGCAGCTACTGGTTTGATGAGGTAAACTGCAAGGAAGGCCTGGCTCACATCGAGCTCTATCGCAAGAAGTGGAACGTCAACACGTCCGCCTGGAGCGACCAGCCCTTCAAGGACATACACACCGAGGCTGCCGACGCACTCCGTCAGCACGCCCAAGGATTCAAAGACCTGGGACCGCAGAAGTCGATGGCCTCGATACGCGGAGCCCGCAAAAAATCGTGGAGAGTATCGTAATGACCCAACACTACATCGGCACCAAGATCGTCATTGCCTGGGCTCAGGACAAGGATGGCCAGCCCGGCTACACCGTGAAGTACAGCGACGGCTACACCAGCTGGTGCCCGAAGGCGAAGTTCGAAGAGGCAAACATTGCCATTGGTCACGTCGGCCACCTACCCCCCTACCAGCAGCGCGTGATCGGCGAGAAGGCTACCTTGGCTGATAATCTGGCCAAGCTCGGCGCAGCGCTCAACGGTGGGCTCAAGGAGAAGGTCAGCCCCGACGACTACAGTCTGCTTTGCGAGCAGGAGCGCGTAATGCGCGAGCTCGACGAGATCCTTCGCCGCCGCATCGCCAACTTCGAGAGCGCACGCTGATGAGCCGCCCAGTTCTCGACCTGACCATCCGCCACTTCACCCGCGAGCTGGGCGACCTGACCATCATCGGCACATGGTACGGCGCCAGCATCGAGGACAGCGAGCCGGTCCTGTGCCTGGTGCCAACCTACCGAATCCTCTTCGATGGCGTTGCAATGCGTGCTAAACCGTGCTGTGTCGCACTATCCAGTGCGCACCTGTATGATGAGCCCCATTACCTGCTCGCTCGAGCGATGGAGTTCGGCCAGGCATTGGGCTTCGAGGACAGCATGACCAGAACCAACAAGATCGCCGAGGCTATCCACGGCAGCCTGCTGGACCTGATCAAGATGCCGCCCCGGCCGGTGCTGGGCTCTTTCGTTGGTGCAGATGCAACCATTACCGACGGCATGGGTCGCCAGCGCTCCGTCGAACTGATCACCGAAGTGTAGGAGCGGCGCCGTGTTCGATCTGAACGACGAAGAGAACACCAGGGTCAAGAAGGGACTACCGGCCCGGCTTGCCGATGAAGAGCTGGCCAGTGGTGAACTGTCCCACGATGGCGACGAGCCCAAGGGCAACGTTCTCGACAACGAAGAGCACCATCGACTGCACGGCCAGCTGCTCGGCTTCTACCAGCGCGAGCTCGATCGCCAGAACGATAACCGCATCCAACAGGCGATCGACGAGGACTACTACGATAACGACCAGTGGTCCGAGGAAGACGCGCAGACCCTACGCGATCGCGGCCAGGCCGCCATCTGCTACAACGTGATCAGCCAGACCATCAACTGGATCATCGGCAGCGAGAAGCGCGGACGCACCGACTTCAACGTGCTGCCCCGCGGCAAGGAAGATGCCAAGCCTGCCGAGCGCAAGACCCAGTTGCTGAAGTACCTGAGCGACGTCAACCGCACCCCGTTCCACCGCTCCCGAGCATTCGAGGACAGCACCAAGGTCGGTATCGGCTGGCTAGAGGATGGCGTGACCGACGACGACGACAAGGAGCCGGTCTACTCCCGCTACGAGAACTGGCGCAACATGCTGTGGGATAGCGCCTCGACGGAATACGACATCGAGGACTGCCGCTACGTCATCCGCAACAAGTGGGTCGATCTCGACGTGGGGATCGCCTATTTCCCTGATCGTGCCGCCATGCTCGAGCGCTCGGCCAGCTCCAGCGACCGCTACGGCGCCGACTTTGCCAATGGCGACGAGGTGATGGACTTCAGCGAGGAAGAGCGCGAAACCCTGAGCCGTGGCGTCTCCGACCATAGCGCGAACCGCCAGCGCGTGCGCCTGCTCGAGGTGTGGTTCAAGAAGCCGGAGCGCCTGCAAAAGGTCACGGACGGCGCTTTCAGTGGCGAGATTTTCGATCAGAACAACCTTAGCCACCAGGTAGCCCAGGCAAACGGGATGGTCGCCGAGCGCATGATGATGCGTACCAACGTCGCGATCATGACCACCAGCGGCCTGTGCTGGGTAGGCCCGAGCCCGTACCGCCACAACCGCTACCCGTTCACCCCGGTGTGGGGTTACCGCCGTGGCCGAGATGGCCTCCCATATGGCGTGATCCGCTCCCTGCGCGACATCCAGGACGACATCAACAAGCGTGCATCCAAGGCCCAGTTCATCCTGGCGACCAACAAGGTCATCATGGAAGAGGGCGCTGTAGAGGACCGGGCCGAGATGCTGGAAGAGCTGGCCCGGCCCGACGGCGTGATTACGGTTAAGGCCAACAAGCGCTTCGAGATCAACGTCGACCGCGAGCTGGCCGCCAGCCACATGCAGCTGATGAGCCAGGGTATCAGCATGATCCAGTCCGTCAGCGGCGTGACCGACGAGCTGATGGGCAAAACCACCAACGCGAAGTCGGGCGTTGCCATCCAGGCGCGCCAGGAACAGGGCAGCATGTCCACGTCGAAGTTGTTCGACAACCTGCGCTTCGCTGTACAGACCCAAGGCGAGAAGCAATTGAGCCTGGTCGAGCAGTATTTCACCGATCAGAAGCAGTTCCGCATCACCAACCAGCGCATGACGCCGGAATTCATCGACATCAACGACGGCCTTCCAGAGAACGACATCACGCGCAGCAAGGCCGACTTCATCATCTCCGACGCCGAGTGGCGTGCTTCCCTGCGCCAGGCGCAGACCGAGCAGCTGATGGAGATGATGACCCGCCTACCGCCAGAGGTTGCCCTGGTGATGCTCGACCTGGTTGTCGAGTCGATGGACATCCCGAACCGCGAAGAGCTGGTGAAGCGAATCCGCCAGGTGACCGGCCAGCGCGATCCAGACGCCACCGAGCTGACCCCGGAAGAGCAGCAAGCCGAGCAGGCCAAGCAGCAGCAGGCCCAGTTCCAGCAGCAAGTGGCCGAGGCAAACCTGCGCGGACTGATCGCCAAGGCCGTCAAGGACGAAGTGACAGCGCAGAAAGCCGCTACCGACATGGCCAACACCAACGTCGACACGCAGAAGCTCGCCGTCGAAGCCGCTCAAACTGCTATGATTGCGCCGGGTATTCTGCCGGTGGCAGACGCATTGCTGAAGGAGTCGGGGTTCGTATCCCGCAGCGAAGAGGAAGCGCAGCAGGAAGCCGCGCAACAGCAGCAGCTTGCACAGCAACAGCAAGCCCAGGAGCAACAGGCGCAGCAGGAGCAAGCGCAGCAGGAG